TTACCAGAAGCAATGTCTAATTTTTGGTTATCTTCAATTTGTAATAACAAATCTCCCCTAGTTTTTCTTAAAGATTTATAGTAGTTCCATTCAGCTTTCTGCTTAACTTTAAATATTATCCAACGCAAGTCTTCATGGAGTGTAACAAACCCGGACTTCTTTTGGTTTTCTTCGTGTTCTTCAGAATATTCTCTTATTGCCTGCGCTAAAAGAGGATGAGTTATAGTAGATACACTCTCTCTTGGTTCTTTGATATTGGTACCTAAATCAGGTGGAAGATTTTGCCACATATCTATGAGATCTTGCTGGCTAAATTCATGTTCAAATTCAAAAATATGCATTGCAAATGGCTTTACTTCTGGTGTATTAAATTTACCATGGAAAGTTAAAAAGTCAAATTTGGGAGGTAAAACATACGTCCTCATTTTCTTAACCATATCAATAACATCTTGGCCAGCGATTGTAAGTATCTTTTCTCTTTCTGTCTCACTAGCTTCCCTATCATAGAATATAGCAGCATCAATTCTTTCTCTGTCAATTGAGAAAAATACTTTTTTATTTTTTATAGTTCTAAAAGGGATTGCGATAATTGATTCTTTTACCTTCTTTTTAGATGGTACTTTGCCAATTTTATGATTACCTTTCCTTAAACCAAGTGCGTCGGCAAGTGAAGGTTTATTTAAACCATCCGCAATTTCAATAACTACTCCTTCTTCTGGATTAGCGGGCAAAGTACCATATTGGTGCCACATGCCTTTTGCTACGGAACCTGATCCATATTTTGGTAAGGTGGTTGCGACGTCTTTAAAATTCAACATCGGAGTCTCAAATTTTGTTTCAATAACAAGTTTCCGTCCTGCTTTATCAAAATCAAGCACCGGGGCTCCAAATTTTAATCCATCTCGTGTTTCTTTAGCAGTTTTTTCAAAATCAAATATTGTTTCAGTAAAGTTAATAGAAGCGCTAACCTGCATAGCATTATCAATATTTTTAGTTTGGCCGGTGGCAAGAGCTGCAAAAGGAACAAACCCATTGCGTGCATAAGTTACTGTTGCTCCAGAAAGAATTGTAAGTAGATCGTACCTAGAGTTGTCTAATGATGCATCAAATTTAACAGGATTAAATTCAATTTTGATTAAAGATCCGCTGTGTGGGCTTTGATAAGAGTAATCGTGCTCCAAAGATTCGTAAGGAGGTGTAAACGGAGAATATCCACTAGCCTTTCCATATTGAGCAGCAGTTGGCGCCGCATTGGATGCATTAACTTCATTCGTGTAAAGCGTTGTAGGAATCCCTGATGAACGTGAAAATGCGTTAACCACAGGTGGGCCGAATGCAGATGGCCTGTCATACATTGAGAAAGAACCAGTTTTCTTCATAATAATGAACATTTCATACGGTGTAGTGCCCGACATTTGACCGAATCTTGGATCTAAATCTCCAAAATCTGATTTAATTGGAGTTTTATCAACAAAAAATTGCATTGTTTCTGCTAAGAAATTGTGCATAGCTAATTTATATCTTTTATCTTTTGTTTCACTAAATGATGCAGTAGGAGGTAATTCAGATGCTGCAGCTTGATGGACTGACGCTGAAGGATGTATTTCTTGATCCAAAATTTGTAACCCACGGTAAAACTCTGAAGGTTCTAGAAGGCTTTCAAACTGAAGTCTCTTAGTAAAATTTTCATTTAATCTATAGCCATAATTATTTATTCCCTGAACAGTTTTAAATGAGCCAGTAGCTTCATAACTAGGTTTGTAATGATTTATATAACTTACGGCTGCCGAGCGCGGTGTGGGTATCGTGTATACCGGATAGTCAACAGCTATACCAGCTTTTATTGTGTTATACATTATACCTGGTGCGAAATAAGGTGTGATAAGCGGGCGCTTATATCCAAGAAAATTATCAGCAACTTGTTTCGAGACTTTCTTAACCTGAGCTGTATCAAAAAATGAAGCTGAAAATAAACTAGCTAGTTCGAGTGTTCTTAAGACAGGATAAAAACCACTATATGGCAGGAATTTCATTAGTGCTCTACATTTTAAAGTTAATGAGGTATCTTCTGCTCTTTGAATTTGTTTACCATTCATAAAAGTAGTTTTCCTGTGTTCGTCGATGATATTAAAATGTTTAAGGAAATCACTATGAGAATAATCTTTATAAAAATTATCATTTGCGCTATCTGATGCAACAGTACCTGTCAGAGTTAGAAAACCTTCTCGATCAGCTAGAAAGTCTGAAGCTTTAACGTTTACATAATAATCCATATGTTCACTAATCCTAAATTCTGGTATTAGAGAATAATCTTTTCCTTGCCTTCTTAAATCTTCTACCCAGTTTTCATATGTTCCTTGTGGGAAAGGTTGTTTATCAGCTTGCGAGTCGGCTTCCCATTTTGTATCGCCGGCAAGCATATACGTTAAAGTACTGGCGCCGCCTGTAGTAATCCAAACGTTTTCGAAGGTACGTCGCGAGTATATCGGGCTCATTTGAGCAGTAAACTTGCGCGCTTTACCAGAATTTGTATCGATAATACTCCACTGCGGGTACATACTCCAAAGTTCACCAAGACCACCAGATACCATTGGAGCTACAGCTCCAGTTGCATGAGTAGTACCTGTAGTATCCAAACCATTAATCGTAATAGAAGTTTCGAAAGATGTATTGCCTAAATTGTCTGTTGTCCTCGCATCTAATGGCCACATACTTCCGGTATCACCGATCATTGGACGTATTGCTGATCCATCATTTTTAGTGATTAACGATTTATCAAATGCATTAGTAAAACCTTTTGCGTTGCCCTCCACCCAAGTTGCAAGAGGTACTGGGTTTGTGATAACTCTATTATTTCTGTTTTCTCTCCAGAACGATACAAAATAATTCTTTCTCATGTAAGTCTTCGAGAGATATTCATTTTTTTCCCTCGGCCATATTCTTTCGCGATAGTTTAGTGAAACAAATTTTTCGACCGGGGTACTTTCACCGGTCAAACCACTATAAAGATATATTGCAGTTAAATCATCATACGCTAGATTTTCTGTATTAACTTTCACATCTAATAATTTATCAATTTCATTTCTGCTAAAACTTGCTAGTTTATTACCATAAGTATGTTCGAGAGTAATCAGGTCTGCGACCATTTGATTTGGGTCTCTTTTAACCCGGGTTTGTATACCTTGACCTTCATTCGCAGCATCTAAATTTGTTAAATTATCTGGCTTGTATAAAAAACGATGCGTTAATGGCTTGTATTTTGAAGTAACAGCTGGTTCGGTGAAAGAACGCGAATGAGGTGAACGCATCTCTTTATAGTGATTACCCTGATCATCAGTAAATAATCTTGCTGGTTTTTGTATAGAAATTCTATTATTTATTCTCATATCCCTAACAATGGGATGTTCACCTGTTCTTGTTTGTTTCCATGATGGATATTGGTAAGGACCATTATAATTAAGCAAAAAAGTATTCAACAAATTTGCTTTAGTAAATGAAGTGTTTTCAAGAGTAAGCAGTTTTGTGTTCAATCCGGAAGCACTTAAGAAATTTTGGCTTGCAGTGACGGCAGCTAATATGTGAAAGTTCAAACCAACAAAATCTGTTGTTAATCTAGAGCCTGCGGCGAAGCCAGAAGGTTTTTTATCTTTGTCAAACCCACCAAACTTTCTTGGGGTGCCGGCGTCGTCTCCGTCAATGTAACTGCTTATATCGCTAGCGCTCATGAAAGCTATTGATGGAGTATAAATATAACCACCAGATTTGGCTTTTCTCTCTTCCCCACTTCTGTGCGCGTATCCCATGGGTGCCGAATCACCCAAATCATGGGTACTTAAGGACGCTGTTATCCACGCATACTGCCGGTCAGAAGAAGGAGTTGGCGTAATAACAAATCCATTATTATAGATTGACGATGTTAGAACTGTAGAGCCAGGCCTTTTGAGTAATGTTATTCGATTGTTGTGTACCTCATGATATGATGCCGTGTTGGCCCTTCTAAGGTTAAACCCGGGGGTACCCTCATATTTACCCTCGGCTTCGCTTAAGAGCGTCTTTAAGGGCTGTCTAACCGATAAATTTCTATAGTTTAGATTATTATATACACTATATGTTCTAGACGCTTCGTCTAAAAATCCAAGAGAATTAACTTCAGGCCCGCCTGGTGCTGAAAACCTATCGTTTATAACAGTTTTTTGCCTTGTCGATAAATCTCTTAGATATTTTCTTTCGTCTACTTTAAAATCATATAAGTCTTTGAACACTATAGATTTAGCATCAGAGCCAGAACTAGGTAAATTTCCTGTATGGTGTATAAACCATAAATTATTGACGTCGGCGCCAACGGTTTGAACTAATTCATAATTGTTAATGTAATTACCAAGTACTCTTAGTCCGTTGATTGAAGAAGTTACTGTTTTAATATTTTTAATATTAACTGGTCTTTTAACTAATTCTTCGCGGTAAAATGATGCACGTGGCTTGTGGAATCCATCGGCGCCGGGTCCGTATACTTTGACTGTTTTATCATCTGTGCCGCTGGTAAAGTTTGTCTTAGTCATACCGGCAGTACCAGAATCTGTTAAAGTAACAGTTGTGTTGCCGGCCGTGCCTGCTGTTGCTTGAGTTACAGTCACAACTGCCCCATCAACAGAGGCAGTAAACCTTGTCCCTGCTGGGCCCGATGAGGTGTTGATAACATTCATCAGGTTAGCTGCTGTTGCATTGTTTGAGGTCGTGGCTTCAAATGTACCGTTAACAGAACTTTGGTCGCCTTGTGTAAAGTCATAATTAGTACCATCAGTAGCAACCAAGTTCACCTTGTCGCCGGCGTTGAGTTCGGTGTACGCCGTGATGGTTATTGTTGCGGTGGCAGCTACACCATCATTTCCAAAACGTATCCTCCAGCCTTCTGGGCGGGTGAGTTCTGTGTCTGTACTAGTTTTTATTGTATTAACAACATTAACTGGCGCGTGTCGATAAGCCAATCCTCCGACATGCTCGTTAGTAAATGGTCCCTGCAAAGGCGATTCAGCATTGTAACTATCATGATGAAGGTTAGTAAATTCGTAATTAGTTTTAAAATCGGTGCTAACTTGACTGTTTGTTGGGCCGCTGTGGCTGTAAATTGTAAATGGTGTAACAATATCTGTTTTTGAAACACTATGTTCTTCTATAAAAGTACCAGCCTCATTTTTTTGAAATAAGTCTGCTTCGCCGCTATATCTCTCTTTATCCTTGCGGTGTATAATAACGTCTTGCAAACCGTAGTCTTGATTTAATTTTCCTGCTTCTATCTTAACATGATCACTGTTATCTTCTGAAGTGCCTTTAAAAGCCAAAACTTCTTTTTCAAAATTTATTTTCTTATTATAATACTGATTATGACCTTGTGTAATCGGTGTTAACACGCCCGCAGAAATCCCTGGTGTTAGTCTATTTATCACCTCGGAGTTCATTATTATTCTTCTAAGATGTTCTCTATTAATATCAACATCTGCTACTCCAATAGTGTTAACATTGGTACTAATAATTTCATGATTGCGTAATGTTTGCATTCCCTTTTCCAGACTAGGGAAAGGGGATCTCCCTTGAACTACTGGGCCTCGGCCGCCGTCGCCGCCTCCGGCTTGGGCTTCTTTTGCTCTTTCATCGCCGCCATCAGAAAAACCGCCATGGACTTGCGCAGCCAGATTTCGATAAGCAGGGGGCAGATCATTATTAATACTGTTTACTCCATGATGTGGAGGCAATGGGTTGAATTCTGGTTCGAAATCAATATCAATTAATCTAACAAATGGATGTTTGTATTTATTTCTTTCAAGCAAGTGACTTTCAATCACTGTTCTAATATCTCCTGATATATTTGCAGAAACAGGTACGAGACTCTCCAACATTTTATTAATTGTGAAATCAACCCATTTGTAAAATTCTAAAAATTTATCAAAATCAACTGATTTACCGACTCTCTGAAAAAATAGTTCTCTTAATTTATTTAATTGTTTATATTCAAGGCGGTAGCGATGGACGGGATGACCAATTATATTATTGAACTCCAATATTGTTGAAAACATATCAATCATTTCATCTGAAACGATTTGATACGGACTCTTTTCAATCGCTACAAAGTATGTCATCGGCCGCTGTCTTTTAAGGAATATATCCTCGTCAAACTTTCTTATCTCAATTTGGTCAGAACTGTTCATGACTTCCGGAAGCTGTTGTTTTGATGTAAAAACAAAATTTTCAATAACAGAATTATTACTGCTTGTCGCAAAGCCGAGGGCGATGCCTGAGTTATATCTATCAATAAATGAAGAGAAATCGTTGTATGCAAGGTTTGTTGTCGTGGATGAACCAGACGAAAAGTCAAAAACATTAAATTGCCCACTTGAATCAGAGCCAGAAATATTTTCGAAATTCCAATGCAATGCCAAAGTTTTATAGTTCGGTATGTAAGCACCGGATAACGAGTTCATATATTTTTGATCATTATGCGGGGCTGTTCCTGATAAAGAAATTAAAAAGTTCCCATAAGGCTTTTCCACTCCATAATTTGTTATGTCTTTAATGTGTGAATGTAATTCATCATCACTTAAATTGTTATACCAAAATCTTACTGATGTTATATCTATATCACTCTTATTAATAATACTGCCCGTGTAGTTTGTTTTGTGAGCACCAACATATATTTTTTTAGAGCTTGTTAAAAAGGCGGTTGCTTGATTAAACGTCAAGTCTTTAGTTACAGTAAATTCTTTTTCTATTGTGCCAAGATTTGCATGCGCGCCGTGGAAAATTAATTCATATGATGCGCTAGTATAAGTAGCTGTTGCAGCTGCCCCAACTTTTCCTAAACCAGTTACAGTATAGTGGTTGCTGTAATTTTTAGGTCGAATTCTTGCACTCAAATTCCAATGTTCATTATCATATACTCCCTGAATCCAGGAACTCGACATCGCAACAATACCACGATATGACCCAGAAATATGAAAGCGAGCATGCTGTTTGAATTGTGGATGTTTTTCTACAAGAATGTGTAAGTTTGCAGCGTCTTCAAAGGAACCTGGTGTATTAAAACCATCTTTTGCCCAAGTTGTTGAATTGACGCCGAAGTCGCCGCTAGTGTCTATAGTATGTATGCCAACGACAGAAGACGTATTTTCTGTATATCCATCACTAAATTTACTGCTCTTTGGGAATTTTTTTGGAAAATAAACATTTGCTTCAAGTGTTAATGGTATTTCTTTTAAGGCTTTTCCGTTTGGCAAATAAGAGAGGGCATTCGCATTATAAAGATTTTTATTTGTTGCATCTAAAAATTTTGATGCATCCTGATAAATTGTTCCAGTAAAATTAGAATCAGATATATTTACAACTCTTTTCTTTACAGTGGCGTGTCTAAAATTTTCTCTAAACAAATATTCATTGTTATTTCCATAATAGTTTACTTTGACCAGATCATCGCCCAGGCCGAGACACCGCAACAGTGATCTAATTGATTGTTCTGTACCTTTCGTTTTATAAATGTGTGATAAATTATTATAAATATTTTGATAAATTCTATTTTTAATTTCATGAAGCTTATCTTTAATAACAAAATCTTCTGTTTGATTAATATAATTTTCTATCAAATCAGAGTTATTAAAGATTTCTGATACATAGAAACCTTTGTCCTGCAACAATTGGTTCATGAATGGATATGCTTTCTGACTTCCACTTGGATAATTAATACTTTTAATTTTGTGTATTTGAGAAATTTGTAAGTGAAGTGTATCAAAATAACTTGACATAATTTGAGTTAATTTATGAAGTTCGCCACCTTCGTCATCCTCGATAATCCATTGAGGGAATGTATAATATAAGTACGAAGTATTTTGATCATCGTACATGGATCCTGTAAGTTTTTTCTTAGTAATATATGAACTCACGTCCGGGTGTTCTTTATAAACTATAGGATCTCTAAACTCAAATTTAGCATACCCTGAGTTTGTTAAAGCAGAGCCGGTGGATCTTTGATTAGTGGCGGTGTAGCCATAAAATATACCATTTGATATGCGGCCAGAATAATCTAAAATTATCTCATCTGTTGTTGCTTCGCCAGTGATGCCTTCATTAAATTTGTAATACAGGCCTAAATTAGTATTCGAATCGTCAGTATTCGAACCACCAGCTACTTGACCAAACCAATTTATACCAATTTCTTTAGCCGTCCTACGAGTTTTCCAAAATCTAAAATCATCTATAGACGCACTCAGCGGGCCGTGGCCGAGCTTGGCAATAGAGTCTTCGTTAAAAGAAGTTCTGTGTGCCAGTGCACCAATAGTAGATACAATCGGTTTGTTCTGTCCCCAAGAAATTCCTCCTGAGACGCAGTTAATCACGGAGCCGGTTAAGATTGTTTCTACATATTCGCCATTATGGTATAGCTCGCACTCAATATTTGATGCTGCATTTTTAAAAGTAAAGGCATAGTGATGCCATTTGTCGTCTCCAACTTTAGAGGTTATGTATCCGGGCCCGTGAGACCCAGTGGCGCCAATCGTAGCCAATTTCACACCACTAGTACCTGACGTGGCCGTTAACAAGAAAACTGTATCAGCCCTTGTTGAATCCATCTCAATTCGAAGGCGCCCATAAGCAGTACTCGAAACTAATTCATGATTCCACAAATCATAAATAACTTCTCTTTTCGTTTTAGCTGCCCCAAGAAAACCATTCTTTTTTAACCAGAACTCTACTGTGGCTCCGTTTTTCGACAAATCAAAAAATAAGTTCTCAGCACGGGCCTTAGACAAATCATAGACATTATCTTCGGCCATGGAACCAGTTGTTAAAATATACTGTGCAGTCGATGACGGAGTACCGTAATTTCCCGAACCTGGTGTAGCTGCATCAATATTTAAAGTAATAAAACCATTTGTCCTGGGATATTCATCCTCAAAAACATAATTTTCGAAATACGATGAACTATTGTGCCATTGTATTTTTTCTTTTTCAGATCCATCATAAGGATAAGAATCATAAACATTAGCAGCTGCATCAATATAATATTGTTTGGCAGAACCATAACGCACCCAATTTTTGGGCTGTGAGAAGTCAACTTGAGGCGTAACTCTTTCTTTAAATATTTTATAAGTTTTTAAATATTCTTCAGATTCGGTTTTGGATCCCAAAGAATCCAAACTAGAAGATTGCGCAATTATTTTTTGCGAATCTTTCTCAAATAAATTTTTTAAGCTATTGTAAGACATTTATCAAACCAATTATTGTTTTTTCTCAACTCTAAATTTAAATCTATTATTTTGTACAACCCATTTGTTGCCATCGTAATAAGCTAACTCAATACCATATGCTACATCGGGTTCTAATAATTTCATATCTAAATCGAAAAAATTACCTTCTTCATCATATGACATATATGTTTCATTATCAGAAGAACCAGTGCTATGTCTAATAACTTCTAAATTGTCTTTGACCCTGTAAACTTTAAATGAAGAACTCTCGACAATTATAGTTTCTGGTGCTGAGTTCACGGCAACATAATTATTTGGTTTCCAATTTTTCAATCGATTTTTTACTCTAAATCTTGTTGTTTCGTTACTATCATAAACATCTTGATTGTGGTGCATTGACACAACATACCTTGAATTTGGATTAGACATTGATGCTGATATAAAATTAGGTTTGAAAGATCCAGTGGCATATTGAACAGTTCCAGCATTTAAAACCGATCCTGAGCCGTTGTGCCACACATCGAACACTTTTGTAAGGATACCATTAGTATTGCCGGTTAAAGCGAAGGAGGCACTATAAATGCCTGTTCCTTGCCATGCGTAACCTCCTGTAATATTTGTTCCTATAGTTGCATCTAAATATTTGACATCAGCAGAAGCAGAAAGCTTGCTTCCAACAGGAACAGCGTTATCGACACTGCCCGAATATAAGCTTGTGTAAATTGCTACTTTAGTGCCGATTCCTTTAATATTTTTTAAGGTACCCTTTACGTAATTGTAAAGATATAAGGTATGTAAATTATCGACATTATCAGCCAGAGAACTGCTATAATAAAAATTAGTGCGATCGTCTGTGATTTTATTGTCCCATCTAGCCTCAAGTACAGGTCGCTTGAAAAAGAACTCGCTTTTTCTTCCATGGAATTTTTTAGTATAATATGAACGTTTTATTCCCCCTGCGTTCGTTTGTACAGCTGGAGCGGGGGATAAATCTGTTTTGTCAATCACTTCAACGTAAGCCTCATTTGCATCAGTCAACTTGACATGAATACCATAATTATCTCTTGCACTTGCTATCCATTCTTCAACCATGGTAGTTACATCAACCTCAACATCTTCTGGTCCGTCAGTAAACGTTTGTGTAGTGTTGGATCCCCCACTTCGAAAACCAAGTGTGCTGCCGTCTTCTTTAGTAGAAACTGTGCAATTATTAAGATTTTCAGTAATTGTTGTATTCCCATCGGAGCCAGCAGTAACTTGAGTTAGTGTGATGGCGCCGGTTTTTACGGCAGATACAGTAATTTTTCCAGCATGGCCGTTTGAAGATTCAACACACGTTTTTAGGGCGGCTGCAATTGTGTCAGCAGGTCCACTATGATTGAATTCAGGGGGGTCAACAGATGTATTTGTTGACGACGCAGCTTTATATGCTTTAGAAGTGCTATCTGACGAAATGATTGTTATGACTTGATTGGTTGCGCAGCCACCTGTAAACGTTATTGTCGCTGTGGCGCCAGTATAATAGTCTCCTCCGGGGGTGTTCCATGGATTTGAAAACGAAGCCGTCATCCAAGTAGACCCCGTAATTGTTGGATATCCTTTGTCTTTGTATTCATCCATGTCGACGCCGGCGCCCTCGTCCCAAGATTGAGAAACAGGTGCGAAACTTAAAGTATAATCGCGGGGGAGGGTTTGTGAATGCTTCGCATTATACATTCTGAGATAGAAGTTCACATTACCTTTAGCTGGGATGTCGCCGGAAGTTCGATCTGCAGTAACGTCAGTTATAGGAAACCTAACAAGAATTCTTGTGGCCTCCACGGAACTTGTAGTAGCTTGTCCATAAATAGAGAACACTTCCAATATATCTGAGGCTCCCATATTTGCGTCATAGCCTCGGGAAGTTAAACTATGTTTGAAGGCGTTTGTAATTGTATTATCTTCTGATGCAGTATATCTTTTAATTCCCATTATATGACCGCTCCCTTAATATCATCCCCAAATTTGATCTCAAAGCATATATTTTCTTTTGAATTAACAATACGACCATCCGGGCTAGTATTCTGTTTAACATTATAATACACACCAGAATGATTTGTTGATGTTTTATTAACAATTTTTACGTCGACCACATCTAATACTTCATCAACTTCTTTTAAAATTCTATACACTTCTGTAACATAGAAAGGTTCACCAATGTTCATTTTAGGAGATAATAATTCTTTCTTTAGATGACTCAAAGCGGCAATAAGAGCATCATGTTTATCAACACTTGTTTGTGAAACAATCGTAAAATTAATGCCCAAGTTAACAACGTGCGCATCAAGAATATCAATTGAATCATTTATCATTTTATTTAAATTAAGATAAGATTTCAAATTATTTTTAATAATTGAAGAAGTTCGAATTAGGTTTTGACTTGTGTCTTCAGAAAGAACATAAATATTAATGTTTCTTTTATAAGCATCATTATCTTGAAATACATTCGCTCTTTTAATTGCGCCAAGGGCGCGGGGCATTCTATAAATTATGCTGATATAATCATTTTTTGTAACAGCTCTATTCTGTGTAGAAAAACTGTCGTATGCCATTGTTCGGGCTTCGTCGATTGTTATTTCGTTAATATCACCAATAATAGGAGAAGGATTATTTGCCTCCAAACTAGAAATAATAGAGGATCTAGTGCCGGCAGGAATAGATGTTTCATTTTTAAACGAAAATTCTGCATTTGTTATCTGTGTAATGGAATTTGCAGAAGCGTTGACATTTTCAACCACTGTCGTTCTATATGTGACTGTTAAAGTAGTATTAGATGGCCCGATTCCAAACTTATCATTAACGAACATGTTCTTTGGATCATATGAATTATCTGATATATAGTCTCTTGCATGTAACTGCATTACAACTTCATTTGGATCTACAAACTCTTTGTTCAACACATCGTTGTTTGAAACAGTCCCGAATTGAAGATACGGAATGTTGAATTCGTCGCGCTCAACAACAAACCTTCTTGGTACGGCCATTGGTTTTAAAACTGAAGGAGCATCCAGTAAAGTAGATGGATCTGAATTTGTAGAAGTCCTATAAATCACATCTTGGGACAAATATTCTACTTCGAAATATTCGTTCCCGCTTTCATCAAAAACTGATGCAATCTCTGTTATATTTGTATCACCCAAAGAAAGTTTATAAAAACGAATAAATTCTCCAACTGTAAATTCATTTGTTATTAATTGGCCCGAGACTACCTGACCGGAATTCTTCAACACATAATGAGTTGGTATTTTGTTAGCATTTGTTTTAGCAACTTTAAAAATAGTATTAGTGGAAGCGAAGTTAACGTCCTCTGTTAAAGTAAAGTTTTTGCCTGCGGGGGTTGAGAAAGCACTGCCGCGTTTAACTATCGGCAAGTAATCTGTAACGGGTGCGTGGGCGCCCGAATCTGCATCTACTAAAACAAACAAGTCAACGACTCCAAAAGAATTTGCGACTGGCTTATGCTTGTACCCTAATTGTCTTGCATGGCGCAAAACATTTTTAAGTTCAAAAGAATTTTGAAGAAAACTTTCATTAACATGATAATCCACTGCAAAAGATAATGAATCTCCAACATACGAAATCAAATCGACCATCAAGGAACCAAACGATCCTTCATTAAAATCTTTAAATTGTTCGGGATAATATTTTTTTGCATAACTAATCAAATCATCCTTAATTGAGTCGTATTCGCGATTAGTATATTTTATATTTAGTTTTTTTCCACTTAGCATTTTTTATTTCCACCTAAATTGTTTGGTCTAAAATTGATTTTATCTCACCTGAAGATGTTATACTTGGGCTCAAAACTAATTCAACATAGCCTTCTTTTCCTAGAGGCCCAACAAAAAATGAAACTCTCACAGAAATCGCATTAGAATCGGTACTGTTGGAATCTTTAACATCAATATTTATATTCTTTAAAAATGGCATAAAGATATCAACTTGTTGTAAAATTCTACTTTCAATGTCTTCTTTCACAACTATAGTATTTTCCATAAATAAATAATTTCTAAGCCCTACGCCATAATCTGGCATCATTATTCTTTCGCCAGGAGCAGTCAATAAAAGCATTTTAAGATTTTGTTTTATGATCCCATCTAAAGTATTCAACATGCTATACGGGCCGTTATCTTTATCATAATCTAAAGGCAAAGATGGAGAATAACCAATTTTAGACATAATACAACTCCTTATACGTAATTATAAATTCATATAAATATTGACATATTTTATTCATTTTTGCATAGGTCCGTATCTGTTATTGGTTGTGATGGATCAAGAGAGTCAAAAGTCGGTGGGCCCAATTCTGTTCCTTGTTCTAATTCTCGTGATGATCTGCGCATAGCGAGCGCCACCCAGCCAATTGGAGTAATCGGGAAAGTATCAAAGCCCGGATCTATCATATTAGCCAGTATTTCAAATAACATTCTTATATTATCATGTGCCAAACCAGAATGATCTTTTTGAGTGAATGGCGCGAAGAAGCCAGGTTCTAGTCCTTCAGACCTTATTTGTTCAAGAATTTGATTTTGTTTTTCTTGGAAGGCTGAGATGCCCTTTGAGCCATACTTTTTGAAAGCATCCGCCTGTCTAGTGTTAATCACGTTTTCTTCTAAGTTGCTTAAACCGAATTTTTTATAAGGGTCTCCGCCTGAAGATAAAAGCTCAAACAAATCAAATAAATCAACTTTTGTATTTGTGAAGAGTCTCTGCATTTTTTGATTAGTGTCAAAGGCAGTACCTTTCCTATATAAACTATAAAATAACGTGTATACGGTAATAAATGATGCATATTGTTTAAGCGGGAAGATATAATTAAACAGAAGTTGAAATTGTGGTGAACCTTTCCCATCAGGACCATTTATCATTTTATCTTTCAAATAATCATATATGCTTGTTACTCCCGTTAGATCGCCGGCTTTTTCTTTTTGTTGTTTTTCAATTAAATCACCAACAAAAAATTCTTTTATAAAAGTTGAACCATCGTTTTCTTGAACCAGTTCTTTAATTTCCATTTTGGAACCATACTCTATATCGCCCAGTTTCAACGCATTGGCGGAGCGGAGTCTAACTTGATATAATTTAATATTAAATTCTATGCCATCTTCTGCTTTGTCCTCTTCCTCAAGATAAACGTTTTCAAATCCCAACCCGGGTTGATTGGTCGTTGCATAATTGCTTTTTCGCATCTTAATTTTGAGTTCAACAGCGGCTTTTCCATTTATTGCCTCATCGTTCGAAACTGTTTCCACATAATATTGTTTTACACTGGGTGGTAGATCTTTGTATTCTCCAATATAATTTTCAAAGATGTCTCCTTGCTGCTTGGGTTGGCTCCAATTTCCCAAAATGTCTCTCTGGCCCAAACCTGCAGAAATATAATATAATTTAGACAACTTAAGAATATCTTGAGCAGATGATATACTAGCTAAAAATTGTTTTGCGTGGGCGCCCCATTTCGTTTTCCCGGCGCCGTCGAACGGGCCGGCGTTTCCTTTACCAAATTGTGAAGATTCATTAATTACCAAGGGATTAATAACACTATTTGAGGCGGTAGAAGAACCACCAAATAAAAGATCTAAAATTTCAACACTTAAACCAGTGTACTCGTTTGCTTCCGACAAAGGTGTTTTAGCAACAGTGTCAACGTATACATAATCTTTAGTTGGTTCAGGCTGGGAAGCTTCTTGCATAACTTTTCTTGTAGTTGTTACGTGGTTCACATTAAGCGCTTGTATTAATTTTTTAAATTTTCCTAAGTCCTCTTGCGCTGGGAAAAGACCAACATATGTATCACCACCCCAAGTGTTGTCATCATCTAAAAATAATGGAGTTTCGTCTTCCAACTTTGCCGGAAGGCCTTCTTGTTTGCGGAACATGGATCCTTGACGAGACATTAACATGTCTTCATCAACTTGAAGTGTTCTATTGACTATATCTTTAGACACCTTTCCGCTCGGACCTTTGATATATTCCTCAGTGACAACATTAACTTTGCCAGACAAAATATCTTCTTCAGTAATTGTAAAATCTGGTACGAATGGGTTCTTTGTTTTATGTTCAATCTTGACTCTCCAGATATCTAACTTGGATCTTGGATATTTCTTTTTGTCATCAGGTGTTTTGCTTGCTATGATACCGTCCCCGGGCTTGGCGATGTTGAGGTCGTCATTCCATTCTTGATCCAAGAACTTGATAACAACATCAGTTTCGGAACGTAATATTTCCACCAAAGAAGATTTGGATTGTAGACCTTCATCATTTTCATCTTCATCCTTGTAAGTCGAACTTGCTGCATCAAAAATTGGGAATTCTTTTTGGGTACCTTCTGTAATCGAAAGAGGAACTTTATAACCGGAATAAAAAGAAGGCATAAAACCGACTCTCTCCAAAAGGTAATCAGTTTTCTTGTTAACTAATTCTCTAAAATCTATGCTATCTGCATGTTTAACCCATATTTGTGAAGGCTCCAGAGAACTTGCGGGTCCAATGCCAGGAATTTTGAAGTTTGAGCCGGCTAACGAATTGTAGCCTGGGCTCCAACGAAGATATTTACTCCAAGAATAGCCCGCGGTGGTCATCGACCAATACGAATCTTTGAGATGACTACGGGTATCAATATTATCTGAATGTGGTCGATATTCTGCGGGGCTAGAGACAGAATCCAGTTCCGGGTTGTTGAGGGACTCTTCCCTATTAAAGCCATAAAATTCTTGTAATACGTTATCTGTAGATTCCCCATCGCCATATAAAGATGTTTTTTTATAATCACTAAAAACTTGATTTGTAAAAATGCCGGTATGTAAATATAGCGTGTTAAGGTACCCCGTCGACAAATGTTGGGCGATCATATCGGCGTTGTAATCCTCGGATCTGTTGATAACAGACATGGGCATGCCACCCGGGTGTTTATACGGATGCATTTTGTAGGCAGTTTCATAAACTGCATTTAAGGTACCAAATCCGTTATTAATACAATCAAAAAGTTGATCAAGCTTGACCTTATTATTTTCTTTCCATGATTCAAATTCAGCTTGCGTATTGATGGGCTCATCGACCACCTCATTTATACAATATTTAATTTGGTCCTGGATTACGCCTTTATTAAGAGTTGCTAAGGACCCGCCGTCGGCCGGTTGGGCGAATTTGCTAATAAGGTACTTTAAAAATGTTTCTTGATTATCAGTGGCAACCTGATTCCAATTGTAATAATTTGGTGGATAAATATCATATATTGTCATACCGGCCGGCTTTATTAGTTGTTTTTGGCCAACAGCTGACCATTCGGTTAAATTTGAAACCTCGCTACCGCCTGGAAAAGACGCGCCGATTTGTTTCCAAGAGGGTGATTTTTTACACCTGCTCATTTTATATGCAGCCATGTTCTTGAAGTGAGTATCGGTTAGTGGCATATTTTCATATTTTTTGCCGTCATTTTCAAAATCATAATCAAGATACTCTACTTTAACCCCGGTACTTTCTATGCCGAAATTGTATATGTAATCCAAATAAGCTGTTTCATCAATAGATGGAAAGATTTTTTGATAATCTTTAAAGGTAAATTTTTTGCAACCGGCATTGTCGGAAGCTCCGTGTGGATATGTTCCCTCTTGTATATTACTTTCATAATCAATAATAAATTTTACATTAAAATCTGGCCGGCCTACCAGCCCAGGATGTTTTGCAGGATTATAATCTGGTCGGTCCTGCTCTCGATGCATACTTGAAATCTCTGTGTTGTCTCTCGTGAAAGGCTGTTCGTCTAATTCAACGCCTATACCCATCCATTGTGCAAATTGATTTCTCGCGTATTTTGTTGTTAATAAACCAACGTGAGCATTCCATGTATCGTGGATGCTATCATTTCCATTGGGCGCCTTGGTCCATCGTTTACTATCACCGTATCCATCAGGATCCGCATACGCTTTCTCGGAATAATTACCTAATACAAAGAGATCATTACCAACAGCTGGGTGGAAGTCGCCGTCTTTATCTGTCCATGAATAATTTGCAACATGATTGGCCCCGAGGCCATATGTTTCACCATAATAATTAATTAATGAATCTTCGACAGATGTAATACCCTCAAAATCTGACACATCGCCGGCGATCCCGGGCATCATCAGCCGATCACTATGTATAACTACTGGTACTAATGAACCTGCTGTTTCACCAATTACTTTACCTCCGTCATATATATCTACTGTTTCTTCAAACTTAAGATAAGCTGGATCTCTGTAACCCATGTTGAATTTGGTTCTATATACATCTGCGTCTGACGGATATTTAATGTATCTTGCTAGCTCTAAATTAAAGTTTTTGGCTTTTAGATCAGCTAATTCTTTGAAAGAACGACTTACTAGATCGGTTGCGAAACCAAGGACGGCTCCTGAGCCCGGTTTATTGACATCTGCATCCATTTCTTCATAAGTCAAAGGCATAACGAAGTATGGAATTTTTTTGGTTACCCATACAAAAGGGTCTTCTCCTCCCTTGGCCGCATCTGGATTATTGAGCTTTTCTTTATTTTGGCGCCAAACACGATAGGATTTGTGTATTGCTGGTACCCATCGATTTTCGTAAGCAGTGCTGCTAATTAATTTATTAAAGGCTTCCTCTAATTTTTCAAAAGGAATTTGGTCTGAATCCCATTCCGGATCAGCCGGTATAATCAAGTTAAGTCGTATACCCCATTTCAACTCTTTGTAAAAGGCGCTTAGGGGAAAATTATGTTGCCCGAATTGTTGTAAGAAGCCCCAACCCCCGTCACCTGCATCTTCTGCTGATTGGTTCAAGTGTTCCATCAAATCTATTGCAAATTTTTGTAAATCTCGAAGACCAAGTACTCCTCTAGCCCAATCTTTTCTAGTATATCCAGGAAGTCCAAACTCCTCTAAATTTCCATTCGGGCCGAAAGCTTTGTCAAAAGCAGTTAAAGGAAACTCAGCATTAATGCCTTCTTCCACTTCCCAGTCAACCAACCTAACATATGGTTCAATAACAAATTCACCAAAACCAAGCTTTGTAGTTTTGTTTTTATCATACGGAAAAGCTTGAAAATCCATCTCATTTTCGTCTGCATCGAAATAAACTGCGTCGTCAAGACCAGCGGCGCCTTGTTTTGAAGCTTGATCAATTGTCATTTGTGACTTTTGAGCCATATCAGAAATGGGATCCAATTCCGTTAAATTATATGAATCTGAATAATTGAACATATAATAACTTGTGGGCGTAGTGTCTTGGCCAAAGTTTATTCCAGAATTTCTTAAAAATCCATATTTTAAATCATCAAAGAATACTTCTTTAAGTGGCTTAATTTTCTCGGCATCGAGGGAAAATAAGGAATTGATTTTGGACCCAATATCTTGAATTTCTATAGAAGTAAGATGTTTGATCAAAACCGTGTTATCATTAAAAACTTGTTGTTTTGGATATTTTTTTGGACTAACAGAATCCCATGTAGATTTGGCTAGATATTTACATTCTCTTAAAAAGATATTTTTGAATACTTTAGGATCTTGTTCACCAATATAATTTTCTATGCCTATCAAAAACTGTTTTGCAAACAATTCAAGAAACATATCATTGTCCATGACTTCTTCAAAAACGAATCTATCGTATATAAAAATAGAACGTATTAATAATTCTGCCAAATATGTTCTTAATATTAGTTTTACAGTTCCTTCCATCATCGCGAATTCAAAAGGTCCGTTGCCGGGAGGATCTTCAAATTCACTATTTTCATTTTGCTGTTCTTCTTTGAGAAGTCTTTTACGATGCTGGACATAGCGTTTTGAAATTTGTTCTTTAATTTCGCCAATACCAATTAAATCAAAAGGTATTTTTGTTGGGTCACACAATGTTTGTGTTAATTTGTACATCTCCTTAGTATCGAAATATTTTGAATGCGATACATACTCGCCTAAAGAACGAATTAAATTATTTGTAACCCTTGGAAAAACATAAATTTCTAGTATATCCCTTACCTTTTTTATAGATTCTATTAGATTGTCTGGAGGCGAATCGTATACACCTCTTCTTACTTCAAAAAGGTTTTTGTAAAGAATGTTCATAACATATTTTGAGAACATCCTAGCTTGTGGCAATGTTTTATTATTAGTATTAAAATCGCCCACATCCAATGGGAAATTCTCTGCAATGTTTCCTAACAAAGGATCCTTGATTTCCGGGAATGCATCATCAGGCAACTTCTTGAAATTAGTTTCTTCAAGAATATCATGAGGTATATTTAAATCCTCAATTGAACAAGGATCCCCATATGTATATGTTTTGGTTGTTTCTGTGTTAAACATATCAGCCGGTGATGTATACAAACCAGATTTCCAAGAAAACATAACGTGTTCATTATTTATAGCTGCGGTTGTATATTTTCCTGATGCGGCGTTTGAAATAACCGAGGCCATCGTCGCATGATTCTTAAATGGATCTAGCACAATGTAATTTTTGTAATTAATTGTTTCCCATTGTGTTATGAAGTTTATACTCTTTTCATTGTGATCAGTATCAATTGCCATTACAAAAGCGAAATTTGCGTTTTGTACATTTCCTTGAAGTTCATCTGGAGACTTTATAAACGTTTCGTGCAAAGGTTGGAATTCGTCAGCATTGTAATCTAAAGATGGAAAAATGTCGACTCTTTGTTCTTTTGGTGAATTTGGACCGTTAACGCCAGCTATTTTATAAACGTTTTCTGGAACTCCGTCTAAACTTCCAGCTAACGCCTCTTGGAGTTGTGGATAAAGTTCAGAAGGGATCTTCATGGAAAGTGTGTATTCTTTACCGTCCTTGCCGAAGTTCACTCCAGCGTTGTTACCAGGTCCAATATGATCTGAAAGTGCATTTAAATAAGAATCATATATTTCTGCAGCGCTTTCGCCTTTCGCGTTTAAACTTCCAGCTAATTCGCTGAAACCATTAAACACATTCCCGTCTCCATCATCTAAAGTTACTTTAAATTCCAAAAATATTGCTCTAAGATTTTTGATATCAGACCTATAAGACATTTCTACTGAATCTAATATTCCATCTCTTAATGTCGTCATTGTATAATCCAGATAAGGAATATTATCAGGGAAACCAATTAAATCATAATCAATACCAATTGATTTTGGGGGACCGCCGAGGGCTCCGTTATCAATAGCCAAATCAGCTATTTTAGCAATATATTCATTTCTAATTCTATTTTGTTCTTCCAATGCCAGAATTGCTTTCGAGGAAAGTATTTTGATATCATCGGAAAGATCTTTTAATTCACACGAATCTTGAATGATTTTTCTTGACACCATAGTATTAATAAACAATTCTAAATCAACAGTGGCACCGATGAAATTAAAGAAAGAACCAACGGCCATCGGGGAATCAAGAATTTTATTTAATGAAGGATATTTATCTTCAATTAATAATAAAAGATCTTCCATCTGTTCTAACGAACCATTGCCGGAAAATAGCGCAACTAATTTCTTTGAAGTAAGCGTTAACAAAACTTTGTAAAGGAAAGATTGTATTTCTTTTAAAGCTGCTTCAACCGATTCTTTCTCTTGTGGTCTAAGTAATTCAACAAATTTTCTTGCTTCTTTTAACATTTGTGCTTTGTTGACATCAACTTTATCATATCTTGGTTCCTCGATTCTGAAATTATCGACTCCTTCAAAATTATAAGAATCAATTGTTGCTTCTTCTGGTGGCGGAGCAACGTAAGGAAAAACCATTTCTATTACGTTATTGGCTTCTTCTGGGTCTGGCTCTGTGTTTAAATTGAATAAACCCGTACCGAACTTGGCAAAATCTTTTCCGATACCATCATCAAGTTTATTTATTGCCTCTTGGACCTCTTGGCCGGCTTCTGACATCATTAATTCACAATTTAATTGGATGTATCTCGCCAACCATTTAAATGTTTCTAACAAAGATTGATCGATTTGTTTTAATATGGCGGCGACCCATAATTTTCCGATATCACCTAACAGGTCCGTAATACTAAAGTTTTTGAAAAAATCTGATAATTTTCCTAATCCTAATTTTGATAAATCTCCGGTTTCGAAGAAGCCCATTAAGTCCAAAATATATTTTTCTAAATGCTTACATAAAAATTCTGGGTTGCAATGGCTTGTAACAAGAGTTGCTAAATTTAAATTAAAATTATTAACTACGTTAGTTACTAACCTAATTTGTCCTTCTTTGCTGAAGGCGCCTGCATTGATATAACCATTTAAATTACTCTTCCATGATTGAAAATCGGTAGGAACTTGAGGTTGAGATAAAAACGAATGGTACTTAACAGTCTCTCCAGTCTCTTGATTTATGCCAGAAACAAGTTTGTCAAAGTCTGATGATTCATAAGTTACAGTGATATTGTCTGTGTCGATTACCGCATCGCTTATACCAAGATCCTTAAACGCTGCTTGTAAATTTTCTTTAAGTTTTTCTACTATACTTTCAGCCTGTTGGTTGAGTGAAGCATCGTGTGATTCTGGCGACATTAAAAGTTCACCAAGTATCGTATTTTGAGAAGAGGGTGTGTTGACACTAGCAGATTTAGAAATAACATTTAACATAACCATTGTGGTGATGACTTTTGAGCCATCAATAATTCTTTTAGCAGTAATGTTTTGGTTGATTACAATATTGTGGTTGGCCATTAACAAAGATAACGTGTCAATGCCGAATTTTGCTGGGATTTCGTTAAGTAATTTCTTTAATTTTTCGACAGCAAAGCGCTCAGAATCGTCGACATAACTCTGTTTAACTGAAGACTCATATTTTTGTATTTCTTCTTGTGAAACTGTCGCCCACCAAGAGGTAGCTTCCCTAAAAGCTGCAAGTGATACAATACCGTTATTCGTACCCAATTTGTCGTTGTCTGTTGGCACCCAATTGCTGCGGAAAATATAAGAATACTTTTCTGTGGCTAACTGCGTCTTTTTATCAAATTTTGTTCCAAATTTTTTAAAATCATCTTCTGTAAAAGCATATTTTGCTGCGTCTCCCAGGACTGCGGGATCGGCTGTGCTGAATTTATAATTCAAGAATATTTTCCATTTGTAAACAGCAGTACCGGAAGAATAGACACCCGGATGGGAGGCTTTGAAACTCTCATGAGCTAAATATGGTATTTCAATTTCGGGTGTATTCGGGTTTGGCTTGACTCCAGGAGGAAATTTTGGCTCCTCTGGTGCCATGTCAGCACACTTAGATAAACTTGTAGATTTACCTCCAAATGTAGGAGAGGATCCACCTGAACCCACAGGGGTTTTCCCCATATTTAAAGAATTATATAATTGTGTTGTTTTATCAAATCCAGGGTACCATTTGGGGTCAGCATATTTTAAAACATCGCCGAGGCCTTGCATCGCTTTGTCCAGATCAAAATCTTGCGCGCCCATCGGAGATG